TTTTTTTCAAGCAGAAGACGGCATACGAGATCTAGTACGGTCTCGTGGGCTCGGAGATGTGTATAAGAGACAGGTCCATAACGAACTACGGTTGTGACGCTGCTGGTGTTTCTCCCGAAGCTGAAATTGATGCTTACTTCGTGAATGCCCAGGCCGTCTCAGTTGGTATGGGTAACAAGGACGGTAACTTCTACTACGATATAGGCTCTGGTAATGAGTTGGACTTCAGCGGTGGCGGAACCGAAGAAGGCGAATACATTTACATCTGGTACAACGTTCTTTCTCCTGGTTTGCTAGACACGATTGCCAACGGTGGGTTCAGGGTGAGGATAGGCACTGGTCAGGCATCGAACTTTGGTGAATGGGACTTGCATGGCAGTGACACCCTTGACAGGTATCCTGGTGGGTGGAGATGCGTAGTGTTAGACCCCACCACTACACCGACCACTGTAAACGGTGGGGCAAGCTTTGATTTGTCAAGTATCCGATATTTTGGATTCTATATCAACATGTCTGGGTCTGCGAAGTACAACAATATTATCGTACAATATATAGCCGTTGGCAAGGGTTTGAGAATCACTGGCACAGATGCGGGAACTGGCTGGCAGGAAGTTGCCGACTACTGCAATGACTACACCACCAGGGCGTGGGGAATGTTTCAGGAGCTACAGGGTGTCTACTACATATATGGAAATCTGTACCTGGGAGACACAGGCCAAACAGCAGTTACTGACCTTAGTGATAGCGGGAGAATTTTTAAGTTCGCTGACTTTGAATATTACACCAGTGGAGCGTCGTGGGCCTCTACACTGAGTAGTGGTTTTCACGGCATAACGGTAGAGGATGCCGTAGGCTTTGCAACAACTTTTGAGGACGGTATACTGGTTGGTACTGAGCTTGGTCGTTCTGGAAGTTTGTTTAGGGGAGCGGATGATGTAGACACATCGTTTGATTTATACGGTGGGAATAACGCTGCATCACTTACATATTTATATGGGTCATCATTAGTAGGGATAGACGGCACAATCAATTGGGGAAATGATGCCGACCACAGGTGTTTTAGCGTCAGCTTTGAGGGGTGCGCTACATTTAACCCTCTAGGTGCTGTTGAAACAAAGAATTGCAATTTTATTGATACGCTCGATGACGACGACGCACTTCTATGGGACAGTAACATAGATATATCTGACTGTAGTTTTATAGCCAACGCAGGCGGTACTGTGGCTGCTGGTATCAGATTCACCGCAGCGGGTACTTACTCCATGACAGATATTCAGTTTGATGGAAACGACTACGACATTCACTCTTCTATCGGGGCAGTTGTAGTTGACAGTTACCAGCCGACAGAGGATGGCGATGTCGATCTGTATAGCGGTTCCATAACTAGGGTAGCGCAACAGTTTACTGGTACAGCGGGACAACTAACAAGAGCCATCTTCAGCATTAGAAAGCAAGGCTCCCCGACGGGCGACGTATACATGAAGCTGTACGCAAACTCAGGTGGCGCTCCCACTGGTACGGCACTGGCCACTAGCGAAGCATACAACATTGCAGACCTCACAACGTCATTTGCCGATGTTGGCTTTGAGTTTAAGGACGAGTATACCCTGGCGGCAGCTACTGAGTACCATATATCAATAGAGTACACAGGCGGTGACTCCTCAAACAGACTTGAGGTTGAGTACCTTACCGCAGGGTCTGGCAGTGAAACCTGCAATACCTACGTTAGCTCATGGAGCAGCCAGACCTATGACTGTAGGTTCCAGGTCAATCGTGACGGGTATTTGAAGATTAACGCAACTGATTCTAACCCATCAACCTACAGGATAAGTTCCATAACCAAGGGTGCGGTCAGAATCGTGAATACCGTCCAGCTTGATATAACCGTTCAGGACAGAGTAACAAAGGCACTATTACAGGATGTTCAGACATCAATTTACTTACTAGATGCACCATATACAGAGTTAATGAATGAGGATACAACTGCCCTAGGGAAGGCAGTTGAGGATTATAATTACCCAGGAAGTCCTGTTGACATTGTGGTAAAGGCCAGAAAGTCTGAGGAGACGGACGATCCTAGGTACAAAGGTTTTTCAACCACTGGACAAATAGGGCCAAGCGGGTTCACCCTGCTTATAAACCTAGAGGAAAATCCAGTACTTAATTAGGGTGGGAGGCAAAAAATGTCTAGTCCAATCTTATCAGGTGACTTAACAGTTTACTACCTGGACGACAATCGCAGAAAGCAAATCAGGTGGACGGGTGGTACGGCAAAAACGGATGTCCAAAAGATGATCGACATCTATGACGCAACTGAGGATTTATTTACTCAGCCAACCCAACAGGACGACGGGCTTATCTTTTCTGCGGAGACTCCAGGGGAGTATACCATCGGGAAGATTGATGCTGGCGAGATCGAGCCGTGGTTCATTGATCTAAAGACGATGGAGCATATCATAGGCGACTTCGCCAACTTTACTGGATGCGCTCTAAAGACATCTGGGTGGACAAGGGCTACTGGAACAAACACTGGGATTGTCGTTGTTCCCGTTACGAACATTAACATAGACGTTAATGATATTGGAGATTCTGTTACGCATACCGACGGTGACAGCGGTACGCTCCTTGACTTTGTCGAGACAGGTGGTGCAACTGACTATCTGTTTATTCGACCAGACAGTTCCGCTGCTGGAGATGATTGGGATTCTACGGCTGACACGGTTACTTGCGGTACTGCTCCTAACCACACGGCTACCCAAACTGCTGCCGCTTTAACTGGTGAGATGATATGGGGCAACCCGTATACGTCGGGTGCTATCCTAGACGACACCCTAGTCTACATATATCAGGATGGTGTAAAAGTAACAAGCTCTGACGAGACAGATCAGGCCTGGTGGCCAGACGGACATATCGACAGGGCTGTACCCATAACGGATTACACAACCGACGCATTCCCACTTATAGACCTGGGGTTTCTGACCGTAAAGGCAAACCAGTACGGGTCTAAGTACACATACTCAGTCATTAAGATGAATCCAGTATCTGGCGGTAATGTGTCTGCTGGTCTTAGTTCGGGTGCAGATGCCACCAACACCACTGGGTACAAATCCATAACATTTACCGCTGCCGCTAATAACTGGAGCGTCGGTGACGAAATGAACGGTGTAACCTCTCTCGCAAGGGGTATTATCACTCAGATTGACAATCCAGGGGCGACTCAGACAGTTCATTACTACCTGGTGGGTGACCCACTTACTGATTTCGCTAGTGGTGTAGAGAATCTCACAAATGCAGACGATACTGGAACGGGTACTAAGGATGGCAATCCGCCAGCCGACGAGGGGCCAGCGGATACTGCCTGGTTTGATGGAGCAGCCTTCCCGACGTATGCCTTCGCTAACGCACAGGCCGACATTGATGATACTGGTGGCGACGAAGAATACGGTATAACAATCGACCTTAACCAGGCCTCACTAGCGCAGATGCACGAGTATAACAAGTACGCAATGAGGCGTGGAAGCGTTCTAGACCTCGATGGCCTCAACGGTGAAGAGTGGATTGGTATAGACTACGCTGTGAATTACGCAACCATAACGGGTACTGTTGCTGAGGGTGTATTGGTGACAGGTAAGGTTTCTGGTGCTACTGGCATTGTGGTTTCTAATCCCGCTGGAAGTGCAAATACAGCACTACTCAGGGACAGCCGTGGGACGTTCGTTGATGGCGAGGCCATCTATGAGAATGATGGAACCGACGAGTTCGATGCCTCAGGCTTGACGGTTGAGGATATTACGCCAGTTGCAGAAAGCTCATTCGGTACACTTGCTGGCGGGGTTACCTTTTTCGGGTCGAGAGGCGTACTGCTGATTGACTATAAGACCACGGAAGAGAATTTGTTCTCCCTCATAGATGCAACGGGTGTGACAAGGGTAAGGCCAACGAGTATTACTATGGAGATAATCAATCTTCTACAATACGATTGGGCGACTTGCCTGAGACTTGAAGGTTCTGGTCAGCCTGTTGACAAGACTGAATACTCTGCTACTGGTGGAGAGTCAATCGGTGGCACAACCATAACAGTTGATGGAACCATAGCTGCTGACGTACCTGGAAAGTCACTTGGCGGTGTACTTATACTCCGTGACAAGACCGACGATAACCAGGAATACGTTATTAGGTATGATTCCTATGTTGCCGCTACTGGAGTGGTCACACTTTCAAACATTGATATTGCATCGGCAGAGGGGGGAACCGACGAAACTACAATTATTTCAACTGGCGCTTTCACCAATGCCAAGGTGGGTGACATCGTAGTCAATAACGGCAACGGGCATGACGGAATCAGCTATGTAGCTGAAGTGGTCAGTGCCAATGAGGTTAGTATCTTTCCTGCAATTACAGGCCAGACTAACACAGATCATATTGAGTTGAATGCGGTTCCGATTGCAATTGATACGGCAGACGATGTTTACTTCGCCATAGTGTTTGAGTTCCAAGAGTCAGACGGTACTACTTCAGCATCAATGCAGTACGTCGCAGACATATTCGCACAGGTAAGAGTGAGGAACACATCGGACGCAGCCATAAAGATTAAGGGATTTACCCAGGCTGTAACAATCGGAACAGGTGGCGGTATTGCCAGCACCACCAGAATCGAGAATACTGTTTATGGAAGCTAAAGAGCGTTGGGTTTTCATTAGGGGCATCGACAAAATCCTCGAAAGGGACATAGCTAAGCACAACAGCCTACTGGTGCGTAGCAAGGAAGAGTTGTATAGCTATAGGAACAGCGTGTCTCAGTTGATCAAGAGAAAGAGGCACTACAGTGGTCTGGTCGGGAACAGTAAGTACGACGATGATGCGCTGGAGAAATCCATAGACATGATCGTAATCGACCTTCGTAGCATGAGCGACAAGGCAAAGCTGTCAAGAGATGCAGTGGAACATCACCAAACGATAGTTGATACGCTCACCAAGAAACTGGTCGAGTATCGTGCCAACGAAGAGAGGGCAGCGAGGGATAAGGCTCATGGGACTATCCATTGATTATTTCAATTCTATCATCAATGTTACGTCTCCAGAGACAGACATTGACGGTCAGACGCTTTCTGATTTCATAGAAGATCAGATGGCTACTCCAGTTGGCCTGCTCTACGACGATGTCCAACTGCCAGAGGGGAAGATAGAAGACCCGTCTAATCCAGGGGTTTACTCTCAGATAATCATCATTCTGAACTCACCCTGGCAAGTGCAGTTTTACGGTGGGAGCGGGTATACTCGCATCTATGGTGCTAAGCTTGTTGGTGGCTTGGCAGACGAACCTATGAAGGCAACTGGGACTGCGGGAGACATAACTGTGCTGGAAAGCCCAGTGGACGGTGTGACTGTTGCCACTGGTAGCGGCCTTGACCAAGAGGAACATGACAAGCTTTTGGCTATCCCGCTGCTTGGTCAGCAAATAGCAACCATCAAGGGGTTATAACATGGCTCTAAGATTTGCCATAATCAGACACATCAAGACAAGATTAGGGGATGATTTCGAGGACATAGTCTACGAGTACCAGGCAGAGAGGGTCTTCAACGACCTGAACCAGAACCTCATTGACGAGCTACCAGACAAGAGGCTGTTCATGAACGAGGCCGATGTCGAGGGTGCTTTCGAGAGAGCATGGGAAAAGACTGTTGGTGACTTCAAGAAAGTAACTCTCACTATCTTTTAGGGGATATTCTGATGGCTGAACTCCTATACATAAATGGCACAGGTGCGTTCTCCTACGGCTCAGTTTGGGTGGGGTGCATGGTAACCCCAGGCGCATTCTGGGATGTTGACTCTGTCTGGTTTGGTGAAATGTATGGTGGAACCAGCAACAATTTCACCTGTTACCTTTATGCAGATAATGGAGCCGACCAGCCAACTGGCGCACCGATTGCTACCAGTAACGTAGCTTTAATGCCATTCCCCTCACCTGGGGGGCCAATAACATTTACGTTCACCCCTGCGGTTCGGATGGACAAGGGGGTAAAGTACTGGTTTGTCGTACACCGACCAGGAGACATTGTTTTCTTTTGGAGGACTGCGTCAGATATATATGCAGGGGGCTTGGTAGGATTGGCCACAGATGCTTCAGACCCCACTGATGGCAACTGGCTTTCCTTTGGTGCTTCTGACGTAGGCCAGTTCAAGGTTAATGGTGACGAGATTCCACTGTATGAGGCAGAGGTTCACCAATTTAATGGTACTCCCGCTGCTGCTGCGGCTGAGGCAGAGGCGTACATTGAGACTCTTGATTCTACTACGCAGACGATTCTTGACATAAGCGAAGTTGGCAACAACCAATTTGTTACCATCTTCATCACACATCTAGAACCATAGGAGAGAGAACATGGCGGCTTACGCAGTAGAAGTCTACGAACTTAACGGTACGCCTGAGGATGCTGCGGCTGAGGCAGAGACGTACATCGAGACTCTTGACGACACCACACAGACGATACTTGACATAAGCATCGTCGGTGACAACATGTTTGTCACGTTTTTCATTACTCACCTACAACCATAAGGGGAAAATGGTGTCAAAGAGCAAACCAAGGAAAGATGGCGGCAAGCAAGAGGACAAGGTGGTCAGGGCCATTTGGCTCAAAGATATACTACAAGAAGCCCTGGACTTGATTATGACCACCACAGACCCAAACAGGCTGAAGCGGCTCCTCAATGACGCTTCGTGGAAGGTTAAGAAGGCTGTGCTTGCAGAGGCTCTACAGTCTGGCAATCTCGACAAGGCAAGCTCTGTAGCCACTCACATCCTTAACCTTACAGAAGTTAAGAAGGCCGCTCTCGACGCTAACATCAATATGAATCAGAACGTTAACATTTTACTGGCAGAGATAACGGACGTACCGTATGAACTCCTCGAAGCAAGAGCAAAAGAATTACAAGGACTTGGAGAAGCTAAACAAGTTGGAACTGGCGCTGATAGAGGAAGAGATGAAACGCCAGCGTCCGAACGAGTACTGGTGGTACAAGATGGAGCCGTACAGGGATGAACCCGTACGCTTCGCAAGGGAAATGCTTAACTTCCACCCCACTCCCGACCAGGAAAAGTTTCTCAACGCACTGAGTACAAATACTCACGTTAGCGTGAAGTCTGGCCACGGTACGGGTAAGACCGCTGCCGACGCAGTAATAATTATATGGTTCATGTGTACTAGGTTTGACGCAAGAGTTCCGTGTACCGCCCCCAGTGAAGACCAGTTGAAGAACGTTCTATGGGCGGAGTTAGCAAAATGGTTTCGTGAGCTAGACCCCTTCTTCCAGAGTCATTTCGTGTTGACCTCTGAGAAGTTCTACCATAAAGACTACGAGCGCACATGGTTCGCAGTTGCAAGGACAGCACGGAAGGAGAAGCCAGAGGCATTACAGGGTTTTCACTCAGGCAACCTATTGTTTATGATCGAGGAAGCCTCAGGTGTGGCAGAGGAAGTATTCATGGTTGTGCGTGGTGCGCTTACCGACGAGGCCAACCATTGCGTAATGACCTCGAACCCTACCAGGACTATTGGCTTCTTCTACAACTCCCACAACCTTTGGGAAGGTGACCCCTGGCATTGCCTGACATTCAACGGTGAGAAGTCACCCCTGGTGGCAGCGAGGTACATAAATGAAATCGCAACAGAGTTCGGAGAAGACTCCGACGTATACAGAGTCAGGGTACTTGGTCAATTTCCCGTTCAGGCCGACTATACTCTCATTCCAAAGGCCTGGATTATGGCCGCTCTTGAACGACAAGTCTCTTACCATAAGCGGCTGGCAAGTAAGTCGTTCGATTCCGCTGGTGTCGATGTGGCCAGATATGGAGAGAACAAAACTATCTTCATCTTAGTCCGTGGCATCACCGTTGTGGGGATGCTCACATACCGTAAGCAGAGTACGATGAAGACAGCCGAACAGGTGATCGCTCTCTGTGACAAGATGAACCCCAACGACATCAAGGTTGACGAGATCGGCATAGGCGCTGGTGTGGTTGATCGTGCCGTGCAACGGGGGTACAACGTTACAGGTGTAGATGTGGGCCGCAGGGCCATCCACAAGGAGAAGTTTCAGAACCTGAGGGCGGAGTACTACTGGGAATTGAGGACACGATTCGAAGAGGGGAGCATAAGCCTCTACCCACTGACAAAGACTTTGAGCAAGACCGATGTTATCCAACTGGTTGAGCAGATAGCCTCGATCAGGTACGAATACAACCCGACGGGAAAGATCATCATTTGGTCTAAGGAGAAAATGAGGCGAGAGGGTATCAGATCACCCGATATAGCAGACGGCATGATGCTGGCATTCGCTGAGTACTACCCTGAGGAATTAACCAAGAGGCCCATGACATCCCTAGAGAGATGGAGTAAGTCATTAGAAGAACCACCAGCAGAAATAGACGATGGGTACGAGGAGTACGCTAACGATTTCTACAAACGTACCAAGTATCCCATTGATGGCGATAACGTAACAGAGGATATGACATGGTAAATGAACTGGTAATTGCAAGCATCTACTTCGCAGCAGGATTTGGAACTGGAATTGTTACACTTCTAATTGGAGTTGCCCTAGGCAGAATCACAAAGGGAGAAGACCCTGGTGAGCTTCGCTACCTTTTGCCAGGAGCGGGTAGGTCTGACAAGTTCCCTGATGATACAGAGGTATATGACGATGCCTATTTCGATAGGGCCACTCGCAGGCCTGAGGATGGGGGTCTTGAGTTCCCCACAGACGACCAGTTGGAAGAGATAAATCGACACAGCGCAGAATAGGAGTAGGTCATGTCAGACAAGAAGAGGAAGATAACGTACAAGGAAACAACGGAAAAGCCCAGGTTCGCTGGCGTAGCAGTCCCGAAGAAGGAAGAGCTATCGGGAGCAGACCAACTGCTTAAAGACATTGCGGAGTTCCAGCGTGTAGAGGTAGCAAAGACTCTACCCTCTGAGCCAGTTAACATCGTGTGTTCCAAGTGCAGGATGAAGGTGGGGTACATAATCCCCAAGGAATGTAAGGTTCCACTGAGGGGAAGCATGATTCATCCACACAGGGGCTGCGAGAACTGGCCACTCCCAAGCCCAAACTTTGGCCCACTGAACTTTATCTGCCCCCACGCTTTTGGGGAAGAGAACGACAACCACCTATTCATCAACGTCATAGAGAGCAGAGACGAAGAGGCCGACACCTTCATAGAGGAGTCTGGCAACGAATTTAGAGTAGTTGAAATACCTGACAAGCGTTTGTGCATGTGCGGTTGCGGGGAAGTCATTACTATCCCCGACAAAGAGTACGCAGGGATGGAGTGTTGGAAGCGCCACATGATGGAGATTCACGGTGAGAACCCAACAGAGGCACAGCCAAACGAGTGTCTGTGTGGGTGCGGCAATGTGGTGTTAGAGGGCAAGAAGTACTTCGATGGTATCAACTGCTATAACCGCCTAAGGAAACAGGAAGCCGAAGGGGATAACTAATGGCAGAGCGGGAAATAAAGAAGATCGTTAGGAAGGTGGGAGACTCAGTAGCCACCGCAGAGCCACAGAAGCTACAGCCCGAAGAGACTAGGGCCATAACGTCCATACTCCCAAGGGAAGGACACGCAAACGTTGGCCACAACGCCTTCAGTATCTTGGCTGATGTTATCAGGGATAAGGACAAAAAGAAGCTGCCAAACAAGTGGTTCCGCAATTACGAGCTTTATCGTGCGAGGCATTGGAGAAGCCAGGGTTCGGCAAGACTGTCAACTGTTAACTTGATATGGAATTTTATTACAAGAACTGTTAACCTATTGACAGATAACAGCCCGACCTTTAACATCACCGCAGAGAACGATGATGTGGCTCTCAAGATTGATAAAGTAGCTAGGTACTGGTGGAATGAAACTGAGCAGCAGGATACACTGTCTAACTCTGTGACAATGTCTGAGATCAATGGCTGTGTTGTAGAGAAGGTCATATTTAATCCCGCACTAAACAGTGGTTTGGGTGAGGTCGAGGTTATCACGGTAGACCCACACCAGTTTGGGTTCTGGCCCCTTAATGAACTGAACTCCAACAAGTGGGAAGCGGCCCTTTATTACTACCCCATCCCCGTTAACCAGGCAAGGCGAAAATGGCCAGAGATGGCTGAGTTCATCATACCTGACAAACTATGGAGAGACAAACTTGGAGAATCAAGGCGTGAAATTTTTGGCGGTTCCGCCCGTGCCACCCCAGGTCGTAAAGAGTATGGAGACTTTGGAGTTGATCATGCGACGTTTACAGGAAACGTCAATGCTCTTGGAAAGGTCATGGGTGGAAAGAACGAAGTCCTGATACTGGAATTTTGGGTGAAGGACTACACGATGGATACCATCGAGCTTGAGCCTGCCGTTATAGAGACTGCCCCCACGGGTACAACATCTAAGGGTGCTGGCCACACACACGAATACCAAGTGGACGAAACTGGAAACGGCTCAACCCTACACGACGACACGGGCCATCTCCATGAGATCGTCGAGAATGGAATACTACCAACAGAGAACCACCAACACGATTTGGAAATGATAACCACGGAAGCTGTCACGGAGAAACGTGCCAAGTACCCAGGAAACATCCGTACCGTGACTACATGCAACGGTGGAGACGTTGTATTGAGTGATAGGCCTAATCCCTCAATCAACCCGACTCTTGACCCTGAGTTGGCTTCACTTACTTATCTTTGGGATAAGTTCCCATTCACCATCACGCAGTCCAACAGGGATACCGTGACGGCCTGGGGCTTTAGTTCCATTGAACAGCTTGAGTCACTCAACTTTGAGGTAGACAAATGCCTGAGTCAGTTGAACTTGCTCAAAGATAAGAACGTAAGAAGTCCCATCATAAATCCACGGGATGCTCAAGTACCAAACAGGCACTTCACCAATGCGCCTGCTAAGGTGATCAACCCCAAGAACCATATCGTGGCAGCGGCCATAGGGTTTATGAAGCCGCCACCAGTGCATCGAGACATAGAGCATATCCTTGGTATATACCGTGAGCTATTTGATAAGATTTCTGGCGTGTTTGACATGACAGACCCTTCTATCGCCAAGGGCCGAATGGCCTTTAAAACGGTGGCCACAATCTTGGAGTCAATGCACACCATGTTGCGTGGCAAAATTAGAAGTTACGGCAAGATGATTCGTGATCGAGGGCGTATGTGGCTGTCACATGCAGCCAACTGGTACACTGAGGAACGCCTCTTCTTCGGGGAGACTGATGCTGGTGTTCCTGAGTCAGGAGTATTCACAGGCAAAGAGTTCCTTACGCAGCTAAAGTTCAGTGTGGTCACAGGTTCGACCATGCCTACCTCACGCTTGCAGCAGAGAGAGGAAGCCAAGGAACTGTTCCAGGTCGGGGCCATCGACATTCGTGAGCTACTCATTAGGCTGGATTGGCCGAATAGGGCTGAAGTTATTAAGAGGATGGAGCTTGGTCAACTTGGCCCATTGCTTGAGAAGATGGAAGCTCTTGGTGTTAACCCTGAGGTACTAGAGCTAGTTCAGAAGATAGCTGAGATGGACGAATCAGAATATAACGCTGTTGTACAACAGATGAAAGAGGCTCAGGCAGACACGGTAAAGACGGCTGAGTCAATACCCGCAATAACACCATAGGAGTTACCATGCCAGTATACGATTATGCCTGTCATAAATGCGATTGGGTGGTAGAGAAGTTCCACAAGATGGCTGAGGAACCGAAGTTTTATTGTCCTGACTGCCACGATATACCACTTATCAAGCTCCTTAATACTGGGGCGGTGAAGCGCAATGACGCAACCTGGATTAAGAATATCAATGGTATCGCCAACGATCTCGAACAAGCACAATCAGGTAAAGTGCCTTACATAGAGACACGGGAAGAGGCCAGGGCCAAGATAAAAGAGATGTACTCTGACCCACATCCTGCTGTCAGGCAACTCAGGCAAGAATACTTAGAAAGGTACTAAGTGTAAAAGGGGGATAATCATGGCTCAGAGAATAACGGGTGAGATACCACAGCCAGGGGGCGAGACAGTTTCGGTACAGCCTGCGCCAGGAGCTACCAAAACAACAACAGGAAGGCGTGAGGGATTTGTACAGAGACAGGTCAATAAGATTAAGCGCTTTCGTCGGGAACGGGCGGCAAGGAAAAAGGCCGAAGCTGCGGCAGCGGCCAAGAAGCAGGCCGAAGGACAGGCGAAGGCAAAGGAGAAAGGTGTGAGTCTGCGGAAGACAGAATCGCAGATCGAGAAGCGAAGGCGCAGACAGCGTGAAGAGCTTCACGGAACAGAAAAATAACCTTAACCAGGAGTAACTACCATGAGTGAAACGGCTGAAGCACAAGACGTAAACAACGAGCTTGGAGAAGATCGGACTACCGAAGATCACCAAGCTGGTATCGGCCCGTCTGCCGATGAAATGGAATCACACAACCTCGACCTTGATGACTTCGACGAAGCTGTCGCAGAAATCGAGGCATTCGACAAAGAGGGTGAGGAAACGCCAGGAGTGGCGGAAACTACTGACGAGTCAACCTCAGAAGACGAAGTTTCGAGCGAAGAGGAAGCTGGCAAGGAAACCCCTGCCGACGTACCCTATGATCGGTTTAAAGAGGTCAATGACCTCAAGAACCAACAGGCAATAGATATTGCCAGACTAGAGGGTAGGTTAGAGGCTATGCAGGCACAGCCTGTGCAGCCCGAAGTGCCAGTGGAAACCCCACCGCTACCTCTGGACGACATTCTAGGCCAAGAGCATCAGGTTGTCTTGGATGCTTTTCAAGAGAACCCTGCTGATTTCCTGACTAAGTTGCAGGAGCGGTCAACTGCGATTGCTCTGCAACACGTTGCGGCTCAGCAGGAAGAAGAGAGAAGCTACCAAGCAATGAGCCAGAGCCTGGAAGCGTTCGCTACCGACCACGAGGACTTCATGCCTAACATGGATAAGATTGTTGTGGCCATGCAGTCAGACCCGAAACAGAATGCGATCTCTGCTTACTACGAGATGTTCACCATTCCTGGTCTGAAGGCTGATCACGAGACTCAGGTTAAAGACCTTGAGGGCAAGCTTGCCACTGCCAAGGAAGAAGGAATCAAGGAAGGTAAAGAAAAGGCTATCGCTGAAATCCGTGCGAAAGGCGGTGCGGCAACGCTTGACGGGTCACAATCCACCCAAGGTGGAGTAGTAACACCTGACCCTGAGTTGACCGATACCGAAAAATCGGGTGGACTTCGTAAAATCATAACTGAGAGACTCAAACGAAAGAGAGAGGCATCGTAGCATTGGGCTATGATGTCTCTTAAAGAGGAGAGAAATCATGGCTTTAACTAGAGGCGAACTAGAGAGTGTAACCCGCTCATTCTGGATGGCTGACGGTGGTAAAGCCTTCGATAACTTCTTCGGCTCAAATTACCTTCTTCGGAAGGGAGTCAAGAAGCCCCTAAGGAAACCTAGGGGTGGTCGGGAAATCAAGATTCCTTTGACCTATGATCGGATGCTTGGTGGGTCGTTCTACGGAGCAGACCAACTGGATACCACACACCAGACCATCATCAACTCTGCCATCTTCGATTGGCGAAACTACTACATCAATGTCACCATCACCTGGGACGAAGAGCTTGAGAATGCAGGCCCAGAGGAAGAGGTTGACATGGTAGTTACCAAGCTGGAGAATGGTCAGCGTTCGATGGAAGAGGACATGGCCCAAGGCCTGTACTCTGATGGAACTGGCAACTCCAGCAAAGACCTCGACGGTCTTCTGGCGCTCTTTAACGCCACAACCGCCACAGCTTACGGTGGTATCGCACAGGACGACATGTCAGTTTGGTCGGCCAATGTTGATGCCAACAGCACACCCATTACCTCTGCGGTGATGCGTACGGCCCGTACTGCTGTGAAGATCGGTGATGGTGCGAAAGACAAGCCCGACATGATCGTCCTGACTGACGCATTGATGGATGCTTGGTTGAATCAACTCCAGGCAACTCAGCGTATGGAATCCCCTCAGGCTGCGAAAGCAGGCTTCCAGGGCGTGAACATGCTCGACAATGCGGAAATCTGGTCTGATGGCCAAGCTCCCGACGGTGCGGGGTTCTTCATGAACTCAATGCACTGGGGCTTCGTTATCCATGCGGCTGGTAACTTCGTCCGTACTCCGTGGAAAGTACCGACCAATCAGGTCACGAAATCCATGCAGTATCTCTGGAAGGGAAATATGGTATGTACTCGTAGGAACGCCCATTACTACATGAGTGCGCTTACTGTATAGACCGCCAACGTGTGACACTAAAGGGGTCTACGCCCCTTCTGTGTCGCCCTAAACTGCGTAGTCTCCTGGCAAGAACCAGGGGAGCGTAAGGAGAAATAATCATGAGTGTGAACCCAGGATTAACAGACAGGGGTTTTGAGACAACCACTGGTTTGGTTACCAAGCAAGGCTTGTTCCAAGAGTCTGCGACACCGAACCACAGCGTGGGAACCCGTGTGCAGTTGGCTGACGGGCGTGTGTTTTTCTATTCCAAGGCTGGCGCTGGTGCGCTTGGTCTGGGAAAGAATACACAGGTTGCGGTAGTGAATGCTGCTCACGTTGACATCGTAATCGCTGATGAAGCGCTTATCGGTGTCAAGAGTTTTACTGTCACTGACGGTGGTAGTGGTATCGCTGCGAATCAGTTCGCAGAGGGCTATCTATCCATTAACAGTGGTGGTGGGCTTGGCCAGATGCTCAAGATCAAGTCGAACACCGTGGCAGGCTCAGGGGCGGATTCCGTAGTTAAAACCTACGACCCCAACACTGTAGCCCTTGGCTCAACCCCAACAGCTATCCTTACCGCCAATCCTTGGATGGGTGGTATCCAGGGTACTGCTGAGGAAGCGCCTTCAATCGGAGTTCCTCTGATCAGCGTTACGGCTGCGTATTACTACTGGAGCCAAACGTGGGGTATCGCCAACGTGCTGCGTGGAGACACTGCGGCCATCGGTGCAAGATTAGGCGCTGGTGATGTCGCTGGTGAGCTACTCGCTGACAGTGCTACCTACAACCCACTATTTCCGCCAGTGGGTATCAGCCTTCAGGCTGGTGTAGACGGTGACTATCAGCCCGTCATGCTTACCGTTCATCCGTAGACCCTAACAGGCGGGGGCCATCTGGCC